TAATGTTGAGGAGTCCATCCCTCCACTAAGACTTACAACTACATGTTTTGCCATGATTTTTTATTTTTAATTTGCCAGGTATTATTAACGTATAGGCGGACGTTTTATTGTTCCATTACTGATGTAATTCTCTCTTGAATTTCTCTATATGTTGTTACGTACTCTTTAATTGTAGAGTAGTCTTTTCCTGCATTAAGTATTTCCTCTGCTGCTTTTTTTAGAGCATTTCCAAAGTTTGAAGGGTAACATACTGTTTTAATGTACTCTGTATCGTTGTCTCCTTTAATAACTCTTTCATATAGAGTATAGCCGCCTGTTTGTGATCTTGATACAAAGAATGGCTCTAATGCTGGATCTGTTATTACAGTATCATTAGCTGAAATTGAATCTGGTTTTCGTAACATTTATTTTTGTTTTAATTTAATATTAATTCTTCTAATTCGGTCTCTCTTATTACTCCTGATCTAGTTATAGTTTCATTCTCTTTAACAATAACTGTAAAAGGGATTGACCTAATTTTATACTCTGCAGCGATTCCAGTAGTATCGTTTTCAATATCTACTTCTACAAATTCAACACTTTCTCCAAGTTTTTCTGCTACTTTACCCCAGGATTTATTATAAACCTTACAAGGTCCGCACCAATTAGCATAAAATTTAATTGCTTTAGTCATTTTATCTTTTAAATTTAGGTTTATTAAAACTGTTCTTAACTGGTGTGCTGCTACTCTTTTTAGTAGTTGCTAACCATTCTTTTAATTGTTGAATTCTTTGTTTTGCTGAGTTTTTAGACATATTGTTTATTTTATATTAATATACGAAAAATATACATAGGAAACAACTTTATCCATCACAACTTAGACAATCTGTTGATGTCCTACTCCCTATATCTCCGTTTATTACTGAATCTGTTCTAAGGTAATATAACGTCTTTACTCCCAGTCTCCATGCAGTTTGGTGTACTTCGTTAATAAACTTAGGACTGTCTGTTGGATCGAATGCTAAATTCAGGGACTGTGTTTGATCAATATACTTCTGTCTTGCTGCTGCTTGCTCTACTAATTTCAACTGATTGATTTCTGCGAAGGTCAAGAAAATAGGCTTATCTTCTGCCGGCATAATTTCTTCTGGTAGATTAGCAATGCTTCCTCTATCAAGCATTATCTGATCCCATACCTCTTCTGTGTTATGCCCTTTTTCACTTAAGTAAGTCTCTAGTGCTGGGTTTTTCCTAATAAAGGTTCCTTTCGCAGAGTTAAAGGTGTATGAATTAGCAGGTACAGGTTCGATTCCTGCTGATACGCCTCCTGAAATTGTTGAATTCGAGACAGTAGGTGCGATTGCAAGTAAATGACTATTTCTCATACCAGTACCTTTACACCAAACCGGTTCTCCGTATTCATCTGCTAATTTTCTTGAAGCATTTTCTGCTTTTTGCTTGATATCTGAAAATATTTGATGAGTATAAGATGTTGCTGCTATTGAATCAAAAGGTAATCTTTCGTTTTGTAAAAAAGTATGCCATCCCAATACTCCTAATCCTAGTGCTCTCCCTTTTTTAGCAGATCTATGAGCTCTAATTAGCGAATCTCTTCCAGAGGTTTTAGCTAAAAACTCCTCTAATACTCCGTCTAAGAAGTAAATAGCAGTTTCTACTAAATCACTATTCTTCCATTCGTGATATTTTGTTAGATTTAAAGATGATAAGCAACAAATAAAACTATGTTCTTCATCAGTGTGTAATGTAATCTCTGAACATATATTAGTCATTGAAACATCCAGGTTATTCCTCTTATATGCTGGTGGGTTAGCATTATTGACAGTATCTTTAAACATTATATAGGGTTCTCCTGTTTCCATGCGAGACTTCAGTATAGTTACCCACGTACCCATAGCATCAGTGTCTCTATGCTCTAATTTTTGCATAAATACATCATCCACTACAACACATTGATGAAGGTTTAGACACTGTCTATTAGGGTCCCCTTTTGGTCTTCTAATTTGTAAGAATTCCTCAATATCTGGGTGATTTATATCTAGGTTAACAGAAGCTGCTCCTCTTCTTACTGCTCCTTGGTTGGTTGCAATAATAGTTGAATCATAAATCTTAGCCCATGGCACTACTCCTTCTGATTGACCTAAACTTTCTTTGCCTATTTTTTGTCCTCTTCCTCTGACCTTAGATAATCCGATTCCTACTCCTCCTCCTAAGGATGTTAGTCTCATTAATTCAGCATTTGTGAGACCTATTCCTCTTATAGAGTCTGGTGTATCTATTCCAAAACAAGAGATAGGTAGCCCTTTATCTGTTCCTGTATTAGATAGTACTGGGGATGCAAGATTTAACCATCCTTTCCACATATACCTAAAAAACTTATTCTCTAAATCAGGTCTATCTAATCTCTTAGCTATTGTAGAAGCAACTCGTCTATAAGCTTTTTTAGGTGTTTCATCAGGTAAAAGGTAACCTTTTGATATAGTTGCTATTGAAATTTCATTCATCCATTCCGGATAGTCCTTACCTGACTCCCACGTCGAAGTATCTACTGTTATGCTCATATGTGCTCTTTATTTTATTTATTAAAATGCTGTTGACCAGTCCATTGTCCCTTTACTGTAGTTTGTTACTCTATTTGCAAAGAAATCTGTTTGTTGCTTTCCAGCGATAACTGCATCAAACCATTTCATAGTTTTTAATGCTCCTTTATCGATATCTTCTGATGGAATAAGAGGTGCAAGACCTAAATCTCCCATTTTTGTATTTACTCTATGTCTAATAAAGTTCTTTAAATCGTCTTTTGATAGATTTTCTAAATCTCCTTGCTCAAAAACTTTATCTATAAAACCAAATTCTAAAGTAATAGCTGCTGTTGCTGCTTCTCTAATGTCTGCTTCTAGTTTATCTGTCTTTAGTTCTGGATGCTCTTTCATAAGAGTTCTAAATAACCAACATCCTGCATTACTATGTAAGGATTCATCCCGTACTGACCATTCCACTATTTGACCTACACCTTTTAGTAAGTTTCTCATCTTAAATGATAAAAGAACTGCAAAAGAACTAAAAAGATTTACTCCTTCTGTAAATGCTGAGAAGATAGCTAGTGATACAGCTCTAGAATGCCAATCAGGTGTTCCATCATGTGAATCTCTTACTTGCATTAGATTTTCAATTTTTGCCATCGTAGCTTCATCTTCTAAAAATTCAGCAAAATCATCTAATCCTAATTCTTCATTCAATAAGGAGTAAGCTTCAGCATGTATAGTTTCGAATGAACCAAAGGTTACACCCATCATAATAATTTCAGGCTTTCTAAACCAGCTTGTAACTAAATTAGTCCAATAATCATTTACTACGGTTTCTGTTTGAGCAAATCCTTTAAGTATCCCACCTATTAAGTTCTTTTCATGTGGTTTTAAATTTGATTTCCAATCCGTAACATCCTGTGCCATCGGCACTTCTGTATGTAACCAATGTGCTTGTTGTTGTTTTAACCAGTAATCAAATGCTTGTGGGTATTCGAATGGTTTGTATACCACTCTTTCATCTTTTAAACTCATATATCTTTATATATTAATAATTAATTTAGACAAGATATCCCCAAGAGCGTTTTTAGCTTTCTCTTGAGGATACCATTATAAATATGGCGTTATGCAGTATCTAAACGCTCAACACTAAAAAACTTTTTTGCTAACTCTTTATGAGTAGAAGTAACTCCGTTTTCATTCGGTATTAAATCCTCCATATCTGCTTGACCCTCAAAATCTATATGTCCATTATTAGTGTCCATTTTTAAATTATAAGTCATACCGTCCATACCGTACCTGTTCTTCATAATATGCCATCTCCCTGTACCTAGAACCTTATCTTCTTTCATTCTAGATAAAGAAAAACACATATCTGCTACCATCATCTTATCGTATGATCCTGCTGCTTTGTCTCCTTCAATAACTGAGTCTTTAGCTCCCATTCTATTAACTTGAGATGGTGTTATAACTGGGATCTTAAATTCTTTAGCTAAACCTTTAGTAGCAATAAACACATCATCAATTTCATCTTTGCGTTCAGAAAACTTTCCTTTTGATGGAGCTCTTAAATAATCTACGTAATCTATAACAATAAGGTCTGGTTTATGGTCCATATCGATACATTTCTGTATATGTGACTTAACGGTGTTTACTGTAGCTCCTTTTGGTGCGTATTCTTTAATAATCAACTTACCCTTAAGTTTATCTACATGCTTTTGTACTTCGTCTCTATGATTATTTACTTCATCAATTGAATAACCAGTAAAGTAACAGTCGAAACGTTTTCCTACATAGTCTTCACCTAATTCTAAAGTATAATAATTAACATTAAATCCTAGCTTTACAGCATGTGCTGCCATAGCCACACAAGTCCAACTTTTACCTCCACCAGGGTTACCGAATACTATTGCTAAATCTCCTGGGCCGAATCCTCCTTGGATGCTTTCGTTTAAAACTGGCCAAGGTGTTGGTATAGTTGGTCTATAGTCTGTTCTATATCTAGATTCTACATCCTTATTAAACTCGTGACCTATATTCTTATCCATTCCAGCTTTCATAGCTGATTCTACCATATTACGAATACCGTCGAAATCTCCGTCTTTTAATAAGTCGGCTGAGCTTAGTATGGCATGTTTCATTTCCTGATTCTTACAGAATCCTAAAAACTCTTCTTGCACATATTCTAAATCATCTTGAGAAGCTTGGTATGAGTTTCGTAACTCTTCTTTTAATGCTACCTGTAAGATTTCGTTTTCTAATTTCTGTAGCTCTACCTTTAATACGTCCATAGTAACAGTAGTATGGTACTTATCAAAGTAAGAAATAATTTGAGTTATAATCCACTTATGTGAATCTGCGTCAAAATACTCTTCTTTTAAAACATCTCGTATCTGTAGTAAGAACGATTTATCTGTTAGTAGTGAACCTAGAACTTTTAATTGAAAACCTTTTCCGTACTGCTGTAAACCTTTTAGTGTCATATTGTAACCTTTATTTATTTAAATATAATGAAATTTAACGTAAGAAGCAACTAAAAGATGCTTTATCTTTAACCTTAATCTACTTCTTTTTGAAGGTAGTTAAGCCTCTGTAGTTCTCTAGCCATGCTTCGGTATTTTTAGTAATACCCTCGATGCCGTCTAATTCTAACATTCGTAAAAAAGCACCTGTCTGTAAGTCAGCTATTGGTTCTTTAATTACATCGTTAACGTACTTCTTCTCTTTTTCATCTAAAGCAGTAATGTGTAAGTCCATTAATTGAAAATTAGTTTCAACTCTATCCCATTGAGTAATAATCTTAGGAAAGATCTTTTTAACTTTCTTTTCTTCTAATTTAGCTTCACATATATCGTAAACATACTGTAAATTAGTCCCTGGTTTATCTATAAGGTCAGGAAATTCTGATAATATAGTTTTTATACCTAATCCTTTAACACCTGCTAAATTATCGGAGTTATCTCCTAGTAGTGCCTTAACCACATTATAATTTTCCGGAAGAACCTGCAATTCAGCATTTATATTAGATTCTGTAAAGGTTTTCTTCTTTATAGGTGCGTATACCTCAACGGTATCGTCCACTAACTGTAAGAAATCCTTATCTGAAGATACAATAGTACATTTTTTGACGTCTGACACTGATGACTTTTTAGCTAAGTATGCTATTATATCATCTGCTTCTAATTTCTCTAACATCATAGATTGCATTGGAAGACATTCNAAATAATCCTGTACTCTTTGCAATTGACCTATTAGAGCTTCCATTTCCTGCTCTTTAGTATCGTATAAACCCCAATGAGTTATTCTACTTGTAGCTCTTTGAGCTTTATAGTTAGGATCTACATTCTTTCGATTTGCTGATCCACCTTTTCCGTCCCACACTACTATTACCCTTGTTGGATCAAATATTCGAGTTACATACCCTAAGGAGCGGAGGAACCCAACAATGCCACCAATGTGGGAGCCTGAAGGGTTCATCGCTTTTAGGAGTGAAAAGCTACGAATTAACATATTCATAGCATCTATGACCAAGATATGGTCATTCAACTCACGGGGTGGGGTCTCTTTTAAGTTATTGAGTATATTTTCGTATGCCATTAATCTAGTAAGTTAGGAGATATTGGTGTTTCTTCTAAATCTCCTTCTTCGATTAGATCAAAGTCTACAGAACCAACTAGTTTTAACCAGTGTTCTTTATGAGCATCTCTATACTTATCAATAGCTTTCTTATCGTCTTCTATAAAACCATGAGATGTCATAACTACTCTACCTCTTGACTGTACTCCTCCGATATGGTTCTTTTCTATCTGAATGTTAGTTCTTTTAGCAAATTCCACTTGAAGTCCGTTCTTAACAGCTTTAATTTTAGAGGTTCCAGGATTAGTAATATTACCAAAGGTAACAACTAATGTAGCATCGTACCACATTGACATTCCTCCTTTGTTCTGTAATTTAGGTTGACCCATAGGGTGTTCCGGTTTCATAGTCCATACCTTATTAATAGCAACTAACGTATTAGTATAAGGTGAGTTCTCTTTTCTTGATAAAAGAATCTTTTGATTCAAGTTATTACCGAATTGAGTAGACATTGCTCCGGCATTCCATTCATTATTGTTCTTATTAGAACGTACTGATAAATCACAGGGTATAGAACCGATTGAATCCCAAAAGAAACACATATCATAAGGTAAGTTACCTTTTGCTTGTTCGTCCATTAAATCAGCCATATAGACTGCTACTTCTTCAATAGTATTTAATGAACCTCTATCAGCATAAAGGAAATGTCCTTCATAATCGACCACATTACCGTTAGCATCTTTTACTTCGTCAAACTGTAAGCCCATTTCTTTAGCATGTTCCCATGACCATTTCATCTCTGAAATTACAAAGACAGGTAAAATTCCCATCTTTTGAGCGTTGACTGCTGCTTCTAGTAAAGCTGTTGTTTTACCGGTATCACTATGCCCTCTTAAAAGTGTAATATGCCCTGTCGGGATTCCCGGTAGAGAAGTAATTTCTTGAAAAGCCTTAGAGAGGGGAATCCACCCCTGCTCTTTGAACTTTACAGAAGAAGAGGAATATCCTTTTTTCTTCTTGAAATTACCTAAATTAAATGACTTTTGCACACTAGCAGTCGCCTTTGCTTGTACTTCCTCTTTCTTTTTTGCCATATCTATTCGTTGAATAAGTCATCAAATTTATTAACTGTGTCTTTGTTGCCAGCCGTAGCTGTTTCCAAAGTAAAGTCAGTTTTTTGTTGACCTAAGCTTTCTGGCATAGTTTTATCTGTTCCTCCTGGAGTACCAGTAGTATTCTCATCTGCTGATCCTGGGTTTAGATAGTTCTGTAGTTGTTTCTTAATATAATCGTAATCATATTGAGTATGTACGTCTACAGGATTTGGTTGTGTTTTTAACCATGAATCTACTAAAGTGTTATTGTCTGATAATGGTGTTTGTTTTGGTTTAATTCTTACAGTTGTAGTTGGGTAAGGATTTCCTTGTTGTTGTTCTACAACTAAATCCCATCCGTTAATTACATCTGTAAAATCACCTACATCCTCATCTTCAGCTAAAGCTAAAAGAGCTTTGTAAATAGTAACGCCAAATCCCCATAATCTAACTCCTTTATCTTCCTCTCCTCTTATTACTACAGGAGCAAAGACTCTAGTTTTAGGGTTAATTTTACCAGATAAAGACCAATTGTCTTTGTCATTAGTTTTTCTTAATTCCTTAACAAATTCCTCAATAGGATCCTGTTTACCAAAGTTAGATAAAGCAACCATCGGGAATTTTCCAATTCCATAATGAAACTTTAACTCTTTAAAAGGAAAAGCAGGGTCAAAAGCAGAGGGTACAATACGTACAGTCTGTTTACCTAGTTCGGGTTTCCAAAAAATCTTAGAATAGTCAGTTTTTTCACCTACCTGACCGTTGTTGTTTAAGGCATCTAGCTTAGCCTTGATTGCATTTAAATCCATATAACTTATTTTTATTAATTTGTAACTTATTATTAATATACGAAAAATATATTAACTCTCCAACTCTATTATGTTAAAAAGTTTAGTATTTATCCTTCGTAGTTCAGAACCTTTGGTTAATAGTATGCAGTTTTTAAAATCTGACCAGTTAACTCTGTAGGAAGAATCCAATTTACCGTCATTAAGTTCTTTAATTAGGGTATTTAAAGCGTTAATTGTGTAAAGAGTGTTCGTTTCTTTTTTTCTATGTACTAGAATAGTATTATCTAAAAAACTTGAAACATTTCCAAAATCTACATTATAGGTACAGATGTATTCGTTTTGACTTTTTGAATAAAGTACAAATATTTTACTATATACTATTTTATATTTCTCCTGAATGGAAGTAAGTACATCTTCTAGTGTTTCTTGTGTAGAAAATGTACAAAACAATTTATTGCTCATATCATCGGTGTAATAGGTTGCGTCGAGATCGTAATCGAACGTTGGTGCTGTAACTAATTGCATTTTATATAAATATTAAATTGTTTTATAAACCTAAATCTTTACTGTATTTAAATTTTACTGGGTATTTATTATCTTTTTCTAGTATTTTCTTAATACCTTCTAATGTATCTTTGCCGTCTTCTTTGCTAAAATCGAAAAGCAACGCGTCGTATGTATATAGGACTAACTTAGTTTTTTTACCTACTAAGTACTTAAGTATATCCTTTAATATAAGAATATTATTTGAGGTCTCCAACGATTGCATCATATAATTCATTAATTTAGCTGGATGCATTTCTTTAAGGTTACTTGTGAAGGGTTTACCTGACTGTGGATTACACACAATTCCTGTCTCTTTATAGACTGACCATATATTATCAATAAATTCCTGTATTAATTTAAATATTTTCAGGTCTTTATGTTCTTCGGGTATCTTTCCGTATATAGCTTGAAAGTTAATCTGTTTGGCTTCTAAATACTGTTCATCTGTAATATCCTCAGTACCGAAGTAATGTTTTGCTAATTGTTTATGAGCAGATTCACTGGTAAGTGTGTACCCAATCTGATCACAAAGTAACCTAAGGTGATAACCATCAAAATCGAACTCAACAAAATAGTCTTGGGTTGGAATGAAACATTCTCTGTGTTGTGCACTCTTAGGTATAGCAGCGAAGTTAACAGAGTTAAAAGCATTAGTAGGTCTAGAAGTAGCATTATATAGGTTATAATAAGTTAATATTTTGTTATCCTGTATATTATATTCAGGTTCTCGTGGATTAAAGTTTTGTATAAAAGAATCATGTTTAATTCCTAACCCGTTTTGCTCTATAAGGTAAAATACTGATATTGCTGTATGGTTATAGAATTCAAAACCATCTGGGATTGTATAGTCTATTACATGTTGTATTTTATTAAATAGGTTTTCACAGCTTTCGTATAACTTCGAAATCGGAATGATTTGATTTATACTCTTATTTAGTCTATGTAACCTATAAAAGTAGTTTAATGTGCTGGACTCTCTTTCGAACTCCAGTCTTTGGTATTTCACCATTGAATATAAGAGTGATACATCTATTACTCCAGGTATATTAATATGGTAGAGTAATTTTTTCTTATCTAATGTATATACTTTATTGGAGTTTTTTAGAATGTCTATAACACGATTTTTATCTACATTTATACCCTCATCATGTTTAATTGGTATTATATATCCATTGGAATTGTCTAAACATTTGATATATATTGCTACAGTAAAAGTTAACTTAGGGTGGTAGTTATCATTAGAGCTAATAATATCAACATAACAGCCTGTGCTTATTAGCTTTTCTAATAATTTAAGTTTTGATTCTTCTTCTACTATATAAAACATTTATAACCTTTTATATAATATAAGAAAAATAAGCTAAGCTACAAACTAATAGTTGTTATTTGTTGAAATATAATTGTTAGGGGAGCTATTACCTGAGTTGTTATTTGCTTCGTCAAAGTATTGAGACCCGCCTCCACCTCCGCCGCCGCCGCCGGAATATGTACTTCCTCCAGAAGGAGGAGTCTGGGTAGAGCCGTTATATGGTATTAACTGTCTGTGAGGTTCGTCTGTATGTACTGCACCTTCCATTGCTCCTTTAGTTGGATGTACATGGTAAAACCCTTTATAGAATTGAGTAGAACCTTTAACTTTAAACCTACCACCTGAGGTATATAAGTTATCTTTTATCTTTAAGGTTTTTTCTTTCTTAGGTTTAAATCTTGGTTTTACATTCTTAATTGGATGCTGTTGAACTGTTGGTGTTTGTTTCTTTATTATTCTTGTTTGTTCTTTTGGTGGTAATTCTTCAAATGCGTACCCTTCTACATCTGACTCTATGTCTGCGAATTTACCATAATCGGTTATATATTCATCTACATTAGGAACCTGTAGTGATAATTTAAGTATGTTTTCTCTATTACGTGATGCTGCTCCTTTAAAGTTGTATCCTTGATTAAAAATATCTTTTACTGGTTTCTCTACTACCCAGTTTATTTCACCGGTTTTTATATAGAGAAACGTTTTAGATAAGTCGTAGTTCTTTTTTAACACTTCTGTTACTTTCCCGTTTCTCGTATCATGTATAAAGTACCTTTTAAAGTAACCTGTTTTATAATCCTGTGGAGTAGGGTATGAACTTTCAGCTGTGAATGTACTACCTTCTCCGGCAAACTCTTCATCATGTTCGTGATCCGGTACTTTTTCTATTTCCTGTGATGACTCTGTAGGACCTTTACCTGTAAATGTTTTTCCTTGAGGTGTTTGATAATAAGGTCCCTCATAAGGAGCTCCAGTTGCAGCTACTGTAAATTGCCCCAGTAGAGCGAATAATCCTTTAAGTACTTTAAATGCTGGTAACCACATATTATACTGTATAAGTTTTAATTTTTCCTGCTAGAGCTAATTGTCTTGATTGTGCCAATTCTGCATTACCTTCAGAACCTTGTCCCCAAGAAAAGTGAAAATGTACACCAGTTGCTTTTACAGTCATTCTTTTATATTCATCTTTAAATCTAACAGAGCCGTTACCGCCTGCTGCAAATCCCTGTACTATAGCTAATACTTTCTTATAGTTACTAACTGAATAAGGTACAATCGTGAAGTCTAATGCTCTACCTGACTTATGTCTACTTGTGTATGCTGTTATATTCTGGTGGAATTTATCATTACCGGAAGTAAATCTTAACTTAATACCGGGTGCTTCTGATTTCACTGTGTTTATCAAGGCAGTACCTATCTTTAAAGTATCTGCAGTTATATCTCCTCCATTAGCTAACTCTGTTCCTTTTTCAGAAAAACCAGCTGATTTAATTACTGTTCTCAGTTGATCTGCATTTGGAGTTTCACCGGTGGATATAACCACTGGATCATTATATCCTGGTGGTTCTGGTTGAACAGTTAAATCTACTTGTGAGTTTACATCTACAGCAACATCCCTAACAGGAAGCATAAACATATTAGCCTTAACATCTACATTCCACCTATTATCTGAGGCAATTTTATGAGCAACTCCTGTAATTACAAATCCAACTCTTCCTTTATATCTCTTTGGAAGTATTTCATCAGTAATACTAAAAGCTTCTCCTATTCTTAATCCTGCAAGTCCATGCATTGTTATGTTTATTTCAATAGGAAGGAGTATGTTAGTTGAAACAGGTTTTCCTTCATTTCTACTTTTAAGCTGAAGCATTTTTAGACAAAATTGCATTGCCTCTCTATGAGAAGTAGCTATTGCAGCAAAATTACTACTATCGTTAGTTTTAACTGTACCGTAGCTATAGTATGCTTTAGCAATTTTAATTTTATTTGCTTCTCGGGTTTCAGCATTTTTTAGACTATCCTTTGGAAAGTCATCTTGTAACCAGCGACTGCCTGTTTTTTTGGTGGTACTCCATCTGTCTATAGCTCCATTGTTGAACTGAACTACATTATCCTGACCTTTAGCACCTGCTGCCGCTGATATTGCTAACATTGATGCCATATCTCCTGAGATCTTACTTGAAATACCGTAAGATGTTACTTGGGATCCTAAACCTATTAGATCAATTACCGGTAGTTTTTGATCTATATCCACTGGGTTATATAAGTTCCTATCTATAACGAACCATTCGTTTTTATCTTTATCTAAATGTAGATCTAAATCATTTATACCCCCTAAGCTATTACTCACGTCCCTTAGCACCGTTTTAAGTAGCTGAAATACTGATGTTTCAGTTTGGTCAGTCTTCATTTTCTCTAAAGCTGATCTTTGGATGCTTTGTAAGTAAGCTAAGTTAATAAGTATATTTAAAGGAGCTTCTGCTTTAAGTTCTTTAGCGTCATTTAATTCTTTAGGTATTTTAGCATTAGATTTATACCCGTACCCAGTAAAATCTTTAGCAGAAGGCATAGTTCCTTCTTTAAATGTTATACCTCCTTTTCTATAAGGTATACCGCAGATATACGGATCTCCTGATGTATGACCGGGGAATGTTATGTATTTTTGTTTCTCTATATCTAAGTCAAACTTGGTTCCGTTAGCTCCGGAATCTTCTCTTTCTAAAATTTGAGTGTTTAGAATGTAAAGGAGGTCTCTAAGGGTAATAAAATATTGATAATCTGTGCTATTTTCCTCAGCAGTGTCTGCTGCTGAAGCTAAGCCTGATTTGTAAACTTTAATGTTGTTGTCTTTAGGGTAAAGTTTTTTTAAGTACTCCTCTAGGAAAGCGGTGTTAGTTAGAGCTTTAAATATCTCCAGTAATAAATCATTATCATCTTTACTTGCCTTACTAGATGATCCTGCTGAACCTCCTTCTGCGTATTTCTTGTGGGTATCTGTGGTGCTACCGCTAGTATATACCATAGACTTAATAGACTCTATCACTTCACCCTTCCCCATTATCTTAACTGTGCAATCGTAACTTCCATCCTGTGCATAATCCCATCCAAAGTTGATGACTTTACCAATCATCGCATCGTAGTTATTTCCAGATTTTCTTTTTTTAGTTTCAACTTCTTTAATTAACGTATTTAATGGTTTTGTTGCTTTAATAAAATCTTTAGTAATTGAACTAGACTCATTTTCTATCCTACCGTATTCATCAAGGTAGACGGTGTTTCCCCATTCCACTAACATCGTAAACCCAGGTTTAAAATATAGTTTTTCTATTATATCTAATTGCTCTCTCGACCATGCTTTAATGTTAATTACTGCTTCTCTAAGTGTACCGTACATACTTTTTGACACTATAGAAAAATCTACTATACCCATCATAGGAACATAGCCTCCTGTTTCACTAAATTCATAAGAACTTCTTGTAGGAATTTCTGAAGCTGCACCGATGTCTAGTCCTGTTTTTCTAAATTCCTTTAATTTACCTGATTCTAAGCTATCTACCTTATTATACACGGTTCCTCCAGATAGAATATTCATCTGTGCTAATACACTGTCCTTACCGTATTTGTTGTAGTGGTTTCTAATGGCATCCTTATATGTTGGACTTCTCTGTGCTGCTATAACACTGTTAAGGTATGTTTCTTCCGATGCTGGTAAGCTGTTAACTCCTGAGACTAGCCTAATATACGCACTTTGGTTATTGATAACAGAACTTCTTAACACATCATCTAGTCCATTCTCATCTATAAGTAACGATTTACGGTACTTCAGCTGGTATTTAACGTCCTCGTTTAATGGTACACCGAATGTTTTTGCCATTACCTATTTTGATTAAGTTCTCTATACTCGTCTTTTATTGCCTGAATATCGGTAGGTATTCTTAACTGTCTACCTGGTTCTACTACTAAAGAATCTTTTTTGCTATTATTAATAGATGCTATTACCCACCATAACTGCGGGTCTTTATAGTATTCTAATGCTAACGTATCATACCTATCTCCTGAGGTTGATATAACGTATATATCTGAATAAGACGGTTTAACAACTGGGAATATAGTGTTCTTTCTATACCTTATGCCGCTTTTGGTCTGTTTTAATAATATGTCTTTATATCTATTCATCGTTACTATTTGCTGTTACTATCATTTCATCTAACCCAGTTGTTGGTCCTTTGAAAGTATATTCTTTTTACCTATAAACTTATTACCAAACTGTGGTGCTGTTGTATGAGTAGGGGAAAAGGTTATACTTACATCTAACACAGTTGGTACTTCTGGTATATCCTCTAATCCTTTGTCTAAGTCGGTTAGGCGTTCAAGATCACCCGAATCATTTGTACCGTAAGTAGATGTATGCCAAGTGTAATCTGTATTCCAGTCAAATGAAACAGATTCTATGACTCCAGGTTCCTGTATTAGATACCCTCCTATAGTTACTGCTACAAAATTACCTCTCATAAAGTTTTTATCTGAGTATGTAGGAGCGGTTGCTCCTGCAAGGAGGTTTAATTTAGCATATAGTGGCTTTAATTCATCTACTGAACTAGCAGCTACTTTAAACCCAAATGTGATACTCCTGCTGAATCCTTGATAGGATCTAAAATCTTCTGCACGGCCTAGGTACTTAAAAGTGCTCCAATCCCCTGTATAGCCATCATTAAAGCTGTCTAGATAAGCTCTGAAGGGTAGTATTGTTACCTCGGGAACTTCATCTTGAGTTGATGGGGGTGTTATTATTTTAAAATTAAAGTCAATTAAATCTTTAAAAGCTTCTTTTGTCTTCTCCTCTATTGCTGTAGTATCTAGTGCGTCTATTATTCCTATAGAGCCACTTTTTGGAAATTTAGCAGTTATTCTATCTGTTGGGTTTAGTTTATACGAATCTCCATTTTCATCCTTTGGTGACTCTATTTCTATTCCACTATTTATCTTTTCAAATCCTTGACCTATACGTGTATAAAGTCCTTCAACTCTTGTATTTTGTGCTAGTTCAACTGCTTTAAATCCTACAGGTTCAGTGCCGACTCCTGATGCATAATACTCTGTATCGAGATCTTCTGTTTTTGTTGGTGTTGCTGCGTCTAGTGCTTCCTGTCTTTTCTGTTTTCTAGATTTTTTAGCTTGCTGTAAAGTAGTTTCACCTCCATCGGTTATGGAGATGTTAGCTGTTTGTGTTCCGAATGTATCAAACTTAGTTAGAAGAGCGCCTCGTTCTTCCTGTCTTTCAGCTCCTTCTATTTTGGTGTTTATCACCTCTCCGTTTAAAGATGCTCTATGACCTTGTACTTTAGGTAAATAACCTCTCTTGCCCATGAATCCTTCAACAAAATGTGTACCTGTACCATTAACGGGCACTTGGGCAACCATAGAAGCAATTGACTTAGCTGAGGACCAACCTCCAGAAAGCAGTTTACCTAAACCAGTCTTTCCTGCAGATTTTGACTGTATGCTTTTTTCTACTACATTTAGTGCTGTTTGATTTATTATATGTTTAACTCCTGGTGGAGTAGTAAGTAGCTTTGTGATTCTCTTTAAATCATCGGTTCTACGAGTTACTTCCATAGCAAGAGTGTTACGACTTGGTGGGTTGTTTATATCCTTGGTAATTAAAGGAGATTCTACACCGAAGTCGCCATACTTAAGATCTCTTAAGTTAGTCTGTAGATCTATTAATGGCATATAAAATATGTTTTATTAGGTTAAATCTTGTGCTCTTTGATCAATACCTACTTCCGGAAGATTATCTAGATAGTTATTAGCGGGTTTCTTTCCTTTCAAACTTAATTCAGATTGACCTGCTAAAATATCAGGGTTATCTGTTATAGATGATTGAAAATGTAAAGTAGATGTTTTTTTAGCGGCATCTCTTTGTGCTGGAGTTTCTCCTTTTAATCCGTGTACTGAATTCTTTAAATTTTTTAATATTGACATTATTATATTATTTAGTGTTATTATAAATAGTTTACTAAGTACTTAATTTAGAACTTAAGACTAAAGTTTCACCGACCTTGCTACCATCTAGGTAAACATTACCTCCAGTGCTGACGATAGCTATAAGTTGTTCTAGTAGTTTTTCTACATTTCCTCCTAATTTAGTACCGCCTGCCATGGTAATTGTATCTTCTCCTAATGGCCTAAGAGTAAAATCTTTTACGTTTGCTTCTTTAGGTAGTTCATCTGCTCCTTTTTGAAGAGAGTTTTGTGCTACTTTTATCTCAGCATTCTTTTTTGCAACATTCATTGCACCAAAGGCTCCTCCCATTGGGCCTCCAAAAGCTGCTCCTTTGGTAAATGCCCATGCTTTCGACCAGAATCCCTGTGATGCTATTTCTTGAGTTTCTTTAATCTTTTCTATTGTTTCGACAGATAAGTCTTTCTGTGCTAAAATTGCTTTTGCATTATCTTGTGCTATTTCTTGATCTCCTCCTCCAAAGGCAGCTCTTGCAAATCCTACTTTCTCTACTCTTAAAATAAAACCTGTTAACATATCTACCAACTTATCTAGCATTCCAGACCCTACAAATCTTTGCAGTGCGTCTTTTGCTTTCTGCATTGTTTCTTGAAATGCCTGTCCTGCGGTAACATTTAAGTCAAGGTCTTTTCTTGTTGCTCCTGCTATTCCTAACCTTTTAGCTTCAATAGCAAGCAATTCATTCATTTTTGCTGAATCTCCTTCTCCTCTTGATCTCTTTATTGCTTCATCCGCCATAATTTGTTTAGCAATTTTCCTGTACTCTTTTTTTGCTTTTAAATCTTTTTTATTAGCCTCTGATATTTGTCTACCTCTATCGGTTTCTAACATATAAGCATCTTGAAGTTCATCTACTGATAAGTTTGCAAGTTTTGCTAATTGTTTCATTACTAGAGGACGTTTTCTTTCCTCTGCAGTTAAACCTTTCATGGTTTTCATTACCTCTTGAGTAGCACCGACCATGTCTCCTTGCATAGCTAACGTTCGTGCTTTATCTAACTGTAAATCTCTACCTAAGAATAACTCAGCTTCCATTTCTGCAGCTATAGAGCTCTCAAAATCTAAAAGTCCTTCTGAAACACTTTTAGTTTGGGATAAAGTTAATCCTAATTTCCGTGCTGCATTAACTCCTTTTGCTATAGCTGTAGCACTAAAACCGAAGGAAGCTCGTATTTGACCAGAGGCATTTGCAACTCCTGTAAGGACTTGATTAAAGGTAGCAGTGCTTTCTCCCATATTAGTCATATGGTTATTCATTGCTAAAATTTCATTAGCTCCTTTTTCAGAATCTTGTCCAAATGCTTCAAAATTTGAAACAAACTTTGATGCGGTGTCTGCTGATAGTCCTAATCTAGCTTGCATAAAGGACATTGTCGTAAGAGACGTAGCCATAAATTTACCTCCTCTATCCAATTGCCCTACCAATTCTTTCTGTGCTGCTAAGGCTTGGGATGTTGAGTGGTATAGTTTATTTTGTGCTTTTGCTCCATCGTCAATTTCAATAACCATTTTTCTGGCTTCATCTTTAGCTACACCAAATGTTTGTGCTGTTTCCACCACTTTCTGAGAGAAACCTAAAGCTAGGTCTATTAAAAATTTAAATGCTTTGACTATAAGTTTCACTACTCCTAAAATAATAGTAGCTGACTCAATACCTGAAAATGCAGCACCTATACCTTTACCTATTAGTTTAATTTTACCTCCTAGACCAGAAAAAGCTTTTCCATTTTTAGCAGCTTCACTTCTCATCTTCTTCAAACCTTCTTCTGCATTTAAAAGACCGCCGAAAAATTTATTTTTACTGATTCTAGTAAATACTTCTCCTGTTGCTCCTAATGCTTTTTTAATACCGTCTGCACGTTCTTTGTCTTTATTTAACTGTTCCTCTTGTATCTTAAGTGCTTCAAATGCTAATACTCTGTCTTCTTGGCTATACTCCACGCCCATCTTTTTAGCGTGTATTAGTTTTCTAATCAAAGCAGACCTTTTCTCTTGGAGTTGATATTGCTGTTTTTCTATATCTTTTCCTGTAAGTAGTCCTTGGTTAATTTTACTATTATTAGAGGCTAGTGTATCAGAGAATTTAGCTGCATTTTTGAATTGTCTGGTAAGATCAGTCCCTACAGATTTAAGAACTGATGCGTCAGCTCCACTAATTGCTTCTTCAACAGAGTCTTTTAACGATTCTCCAATCTTAGCTGCTACGGATATCATAGTATCCTGTACATATACGCTTAGTTCGTCAATATCGCTTTGGCTCTGTTTTTTAGCTTGTTGCCGTTTTTTATTTAGTTCTTTATCTTCAGCCATAAGAGTGTTAATTTCTTATAAATAGCAAAGACTCCTATTTGTTAGAAGCCTTTGTTGAATAAGCAGGTTTGATATTAGGTCTAGCTACTTCCGTACTTTTACTGGTACTTGATTTTTGTTGTTTTTCGGCTTGCTCGGTTTCTTTATCAAAATGCGCTTTCATTTTATTAAAAGTAAAATTTCTTAACCAAATAGGCATATTGTATACTTCAGTCCAAGTAAATCCTCCACCTCCATGAAAAACTATTTCATGAATTTGTCCGAAAATTGTCTGTCTATAATCAGACGTCAGGCCAAAAAAAGTCTATCCCTATGGGGATATCAAGTACCTCCTCTCTTCCTGCATCATCTGTATATGTATGCTGAATGTTTACATCGGGTGAAACTTCACTGTAGTACTCTCTTAATGCTCTAGCGTCTTTTGCTAATAAGAAATCATTAACAAACTCTCTAACGTCTTTTTTCTCTGATAATCCATTTATACTTGTAATGATATAGGAAAGTCTAGTTGTAACCTGTGTGCTTGCATCTTTATTTAACTTCTTTCTTCCTTCTATTTCCCTTTCTATATTCTTTTCATCCGCATGAGTTAAAAGTTGGAAAGTTACTGTGTTGCCAGTAGTGGGTAAAGCAAAGGTAAAGTGATTTTTTCTATTTTCGAATAGATCTTCATTAATAATTTTATTTTCTAATAAAGATAAATCTACTACTACATCTTCTCCGCCAAATTGCACTTTATAATCTTTACCGTAGGATAGTATCCTTGCTGCTATCATTATAGCGTTTTTGTCTCCTATTAGTAAGTCGTTTATCTTAATATCTTTAGACACTATTAGAGATTGTAGTAGCTTATCTATTACTGTACCGTTTTTAATGTAGTTCTGATTAGTTAGTATATCTTCCTCTTTTGCGGTCATATACTTCATTTCAACTACTCCACTTGCTAAGGGAGAATCTTCAGGATAAAGCAAGCCTTTGGATGGTAGATCTACTGTTTCTGTAGGTAGATTAAATTTTGATTCCATAAATTTTATTTAGTTATAACTTATTATACTAATAAATATACGAAAAAAAAAGTTTATAGACAACAAAAAACCCGGATAAAATCCGGGCCTTTCTAATAAGTAAGTAATTTCCTAGTAATTTAATACGCAGTAATCCATTGCAACTGTGATACTAATTTCTACAGCTTCATCAGAAGTCCAGTCGTATTGTCCAAAGTCTCCATTAGTAAGGATTGCTCCTTTAACGATCCATTCACCTACAATGTCTCCTACTGGTCCTAATATGTTTAAAGTTAAATCTTTTTTATAGAAATCAGAATAACCAGCTCTACCTGTTACCGATTCGTATCCTAATCTTGCCCATTCCATTACGGCTTGTGCTCCAGAAGGAGTTACTGGATCGTAAAGAGTCATGGTCATATCGTCCCATTCTCTCTTTCCTCTAATTTTTCTATATGAATTGATGTGGTCTAACTTGATAACGTTATCGGTAAAGGAAGGTGCTTTAACATTCTTAACCATGAAGGAAGGAATGTTGTCGATATACATTACAAATCTGTTCTGTACCTTTGGTTCAAAGGCTTTAAACATTATTTCGTTTGGATCTAATACTGCCATGTTGTATTTACTTTATTATAAATATATTGTTTTTAAATTATCCGTTAAAAGTTGCGCCAGTTGGTTCAACTGTAAAGTCTAGCACAATAAATTCTGCTGTTCTTGCTGGTTGAATAAATATCTGACCTATTAACTGATTTCTATCTACTACGTCTGCTGTGTTGTTCGTATCATCCATTACAACTCTAAAAGCATAAAGACCTTGTCTCTGTACCACTGATTCTAGATAAGGATTAACAGTTGATAAGAACTTGTTTCTAGTTGCTACAGTATTTTGTTCAAATACTAAGTTTCTAGCTTGATCTCCTAAGAATTTCTTAAGTTCAATTAATAATCTTCTAACGTTTACTCTATCTAATGCTGAAGCTTTAGTCTGTAAAGTCTTTTGACCAAATACTGCTATACCTTGTCCAGGGAAAGTAGCAATTGGGTTAACTTTACCGTCGTATAATAAGTCTCTTTGACCTCTTGTAAGTTTTTGCTCTGCTTGAATGATTCCTACTACTCCACCTCTTACTAATCCTGCTGGTGCGTACCATGGTGCTGAACTATTATCTGTGAAAGCATATACTCCCGGTATTGCTACTGAAGCTGGTGCCCAAACGTTTCTTCCTGTTGCAGATTTTACTTGTACCCAAGGCCAGTAAGCTGCTGCATAAGAACTATTCAATCCTGTTGCTGTTCCTGTTACATCGGCTACTCCAGATGCATAGTTTTGTAAATCTACTACTGCTATACAATCTCCTCTTTGTTCTGCTAAAGTAATAATACTATCAATAGCACTACCTTGTGCTGCATTATCGTATATTAAACCTGGTGCTGATATTATATTAAAGATATATTCATCTTTATTATTTAGTATTGAAATTGCTGTAGAATAATCTGATCCATTAACTCCTTGTGTATCTGTATTTGAAATAGATCCGAAGTAGTTTGCTGATGCTGGTGTTATATTTCCAGTTCCACCGTGGAATGATCCAGATTCTGCTATTGGCATAGAAGCCGAATAAGAAGTAGATCCATTACTATTAACTGTTATTCCGTCATTTAGTAAATACCCTGGTAATTGACTGTTTACAGCAGCTACATAAATGTAGTTTGATTTACTTATATAATCTCCAAATGTTTTAACATAGTCTTTGGTTCCATCTGTAGCAGTAGCTTTATACTGTGTACCAATTTTAGCTTCTATATAATTAGAAGATTGTGGGTCTAGAGATAAATTATTAAATGTTTCTAGTACTACTTTAGAATTGTTACTATCTGTTCCTTTTCTAACAAGTAATGTAAAAGTACCTTTTTTATTATCAACATTAGTTACTTCCCATCTGATGTTATCTTCTGAACCGCTAACTAATACTCCACCGCTGCTTGCTATCTCTACTCCTGGAACAGTCACTCCTGTTGAAGCGTTAAAGATACTACCTTTACCTAATGTTTTAAGAGTAAAAGGTTGAACACTTAAAGCGTCAGAGGATGAGATGTGGGTACTTGTAGCATTAGAAAATGCTCCAGTTACAACTCTAGTAACTAGCATAGTATTACCTCCTTGTTGGAAGTAATTCTTAACTGCTATAGATGTTAAAAATTCTTGGTTAGAAGATGCTGAAATAAAAGTCTCACCGAACTTTCTTTTGTACTCATTATAAGATGTAACAATAGTTGGTTCAAGTACAGGACCTTTTACAGTTGGGCCTAAAATAGCGGCGCCAGCTTCAACTGGTGCTGGGTTAATGAAGGAGACGTCGTTTTCTCTTGCAAATACCCCTGGTGAAATAATTGATTCTGCCATGTCTGGTCTATTTTGTTTTAAGTTTATTATAAATATCGTTCAGGAAAGTAAAACAGATAATGTATTTTGTTTTAGTCTTCTCTTATATAAATAGGAAAGGAGGATCTAAACCCTCCTCTCTATTCAAGTATGTTGTAAATATTTATTTTACTTCTTCAACAACTGCTTCGTCTTCCCCTTTCTTTTCTGCTGGTGCAGGGATGAATTCACCTTCCTTTAGGTCGATTGATCCGACTCCATAAGCTTCTTCTAGTTCCTTAACTACATCTTGTTCAGATGTTCTTAACTCTTCTAAAAATTGCTCAGCGCTGTCTTTTCTTTGCTCTAAGTTAATCTCAGCTAATGAAATTTGACCTAGTTCTTGAATAAGTGCTGCATTTTTTTGTTGTAGCTCTTGTAACTTTGCAAGTTCTTCTTTACTTAATTTCGTGTTTGCCATTTTCTTTTTAATTTAAAACTTTAATTTAATCGATTAATTATTATACAATATAAGAATAAATAGTATACGAACCAACTATTGGCTAATATATTTTACTACTGATGGTGGATTCTTACTGTACTCTATATTAGCTGCTATATTACTCTTTAGTGAGTCAATTAAACTCTGATTTCCAGAGGTTACTTGGTTTGTCAATTCTGCTTTAACCCATTCTTGAACAGTTTCTTGAGTTAGCTCATCAAATGGAGTAAAAGAAGATAGATCGTGTGTTGAAATATACAATGTATCTGAATGTTTATCTCTGTATTGTATGTTATTATAAGTATCCGAACCTTCTAATGTATATGTAATTTCATGAACTACATCATTACAGGTGTTAACGGGTTCTTGTCTGTCTGATCCTGTTGGGTGGACTTTTACTTGGTTTATGTGCCAGGAATATGTAATTGCCATAATATAATGTTTATTTAGTATAAATAGTCTATTCTTTAATTAAATGTATAGATGCCCAGTTCTCTACTACCTTACCATTTGGGAGTTTTCTATTACCGAATGTAATTTTACTCACAGGGATGTCAGCATACACTCTACATTCTTTAACCTGTTTGGTGTATCTACCTTTTTCACGTTTACTATAATTAAAATCAAAGTCCTCTTTAGTGCTACTCTTTAATGAACCACTATCTTCCCCTATCGTTCGGAGTGTATTCATTAATCGATTAGCAACACTTTCTGTAACTGGTCCGGCATTTTGTATCACCATTGAATAGTCAGGTGAATATACATTTAAATCAAGACTCTCTAAAAGTACGTCTGCAGGAAATTTAATAGGAAGTGCTTGTTCCATAATTTTTGTAGCTCCTTTTCTGCTAACTTGGTAAGCGTGTGCTCCGTAATAGTCTATGTTTAATTCTGTATAGTTTAAATACTCTGAGTATTTTCCTGTATGTTTTATTTCTTTTTCGTCAGCATGGTTTGAACGACCCCAGTATACTATATCGTAATCTGAGTTTGTTATATCTTTGCTTATTTTTTCAAGCTCACCGTTATAGATGTATTTGTAGAATTTTTTAGTAAAACGAGCATCGTCTTCCAATATTAAACACGATTCATAATCAGAAGATAAAAAAGTGTTATATGCTTTTTGATGAGTTAAGGCTGTTGCTATAATATTCTTTGTAAGTAATCCTACTGGGTCTGTAAATATAGGAAATAATGTCTTACTTTTAATCATATCAGATACTGTAGGAAGTACATCTCCGGTAACTGATTTAATAATTTCAAAGTTTAGTCCTGGTATGAATCCTAATTCTTCTACTATCGACTCTTTTCTTTCAGTATCTTGTGTTCTGTTCAATATGTAAATTACATCTACTCCTAAGTTTATCATCTACTAATAATGTGTTTATTAAATTTATCTTCTAAATACTCTGTGCTGATTAGTTTAGATGCTTTAATACATCTATATAGGTATATAAGGGTTTCATGGTAACTGTACTCTTTTCTATTATCAAATACACTTCTCTTATCTACTCCGTAATGTTTATAATATAAGAAACTTTCTTCTAAATCCCAAATACCTATACTGTTTTTTTCCTCTTTAAATTTTACTTTTTCGCAAGAATAGATATTCTTATTCAAAGTTCTGTGTTTAATATCTCCTTTATGTAAAAGTTCTTTGAGTTGGTACTGTTCACACGCAGTAAGGTACCCTGTATTTAGTTTATCCCCTAATATCGCTGTGAATTCTATTAGTCTGTCTATTGTTTGTTGTCCATATTCTATTGCAAAATTTACATTAGGTAGATACAGTAAACTTACATTAGCTGCTTTATCTTGAATAAATTCAATTGGATTAGTCAATTGTTTATTATAAACATCCTCTGGGTTAATATACCATTGGCTCATATCTTCATCGTAACTGTACAGTACTTCATCTTTTAAATGTTCATCTATATTTTTAAAAATTAAAAAGTCATGATCAACTATCACCATTGGTGTTTTAGTTTGGGATATTACCTTAGGTTTACACCCAGCCCATAGTATTTCTCTGTTAATTCTATCTGTATAGTTTAATATCTCTACAGTATCCCATAGGTACATTATATCCAGTAGTATGAATTTGTTATATGTAACATTATCTACATATAAATTTGTAATATGTTTGGGATGGTACTTTTTCCATAGACATACAGAAGCAATTAAAAGTGTAATGTTTAATTTACTGTAGAATGAATCAGAACCGGTTACATTTTCATATACCCACTTTACTGTCATAACTTATTTTTATACGTCTAAAATGCTTGAGGATGGTATTTGCTCTGCTAGGGTACTTTTTAAGTGATCGTAACATTGGCTAAGTAAGCTACCAGTTCTAGATAAATCTATTGGATTTTTTTGTTCTATTGATTGACTAATAATTCCAAGCTCTTCCCACACCATAGTCTCTTGTGTTACTATTTCGTTACCATCATCGTCATAATCAGTAACATCTACTGATGCAGAATGTATTGATGTTCCGTAATGGTTAATATTAACATCTTGTAGAGCTCCTGTTGTTGGGAATGTCATTGTATACTCCAACTCTAAATCACCTGTAAAGCTTCCTGATTCTAAACTCATACTCATATGAGGTATAGGGAAGGTAGCTGCTGGTAGTTCATCTCCGAAGTACCTTATACGTGACATGTCTGCTTCTAATTCATTTTTAAAACACATTGGAGTGTATTCTATAGAACCAACCCAAGGCATATATTTAACATACTCTATTCTTATATAGGAACCTGTTGTTGCTCCTGCTACTGTGTTTAATGTACCTTCTAATCTGATTGCCATAATATGCTATTTACTATAAATATAAGAAAAAATATCCTGTGTTCCTACTCTTTGCTTTACTTTTTTTGTAACTNATTAACTACTTTCTTCAGTTCCTCTATTTGAGTTTGCTGTTCTTTGACTGCTTCGATTAGTAATGCTGTTAGTTTTTCATATTTAACTGCTTTGTACCCAGTTTTTTCTCTAGTCGTTACTATTTCAGGAAGTACTTTTTCTACTTCTTGTGCTATTACTCCTATATCTGCTCCTCTATTTAATTGAAACTTTTGTTCTTCTTCTTCTTTAGTAAGTTCTCTCCAATCAAAAGTAACGCCGTTAATTTTCTTTATCTTATCTAATGGTTTTTCTATTTGCTTTATATTCTCTTTTAATCTCCTATCAGATGTTGCGAATGCTGTGACATCCGCGGTTGCGATTACTGCTCCGTTAACATATAAATTATGTTCGGTTTGAACAGAAGGGGAACCTACGTAGTAACTGGATGCTGCTGTACCTCCGTCTAGTAGAAGTGAACCGTAATAAAGGTCAAAACCTGCGGAACCGTATGTATTTGTAATTTGAAGCTTTGCCTGCCAAAGGTCTATGTTGTTTGATAGTTTCATATTATATTAGTCTTCTAAATTTAAATGTATAGTTTGTTGCTGTTTGCGTTGCGTTTCTATTATCACGAATCTGTAATTTTAGATCATTAGCATCAGCTGATACTGTTCTTAATGTTCTTAGGAATATAGATTTACCGTTTCGTGCGTGTCCTGCCGCGTGTAATACTATTTCGTCGTGATCCGTACTATTAGTATTATCAGAGTACCAGGTCATTGTACCAGAATACATTTCATTGTATTGTTGTCCGTTTGCTCCACTATTGTTTACAGTTACCTGTATTGTATAGGTACCTGTTGCTAGTTCTGCTCCGTTTACTCCGGTATCTTGCCAAGCTGATGTTAGTGCTAATGACTTAACATATGACTTTATTTGGTCAATATCAGTACCGTCGGTCATTGTTAGTCCATTGTGGGTGACATTCCCTGATGTCCAAATATTATCACCTATAGCGGATTTCCCTGTTCCATTTGAGCACCATACCATTTGGTGACCACCCGCCATTGTTCCACCTGTAGTGTTATTTGTATGCTTGTATGCTAAACCATAAAGATTTCCGAAATCGGAACCATTACTAGGAATCATATAACCTGTTCCCATTGACCATATATGACCGGTTTTATTAGAGTCATATATACCGTACATACCTGCTCTTCTGCTGTTTGTAGATCCAACGGAAAGTCTACCTGTGAAAGTATCGTCAGCGTTAGACTTTAAAAAATTAGAGTCAGATTCTACATAACCAGCAGATGCGTGGTCTCCCCAGGCATATGCGGAATTCCAGTTTGCAGAGTTATTTGCAAAATTATCAGAAGTCCATACGTCGTGGTAATCACCCCATCCTTCACAACAATCTCTAAGTGCTCTAATTTTTAATGAACCTTCCCCAGTACTGTGCCATGATGTGGATAACTCAAAACCTAAATTTGCTGTTGGCATTATTTGTAAGGTAGCATCATAAGTAAACGGTCTATCAGTTCCTGTACTATATCCACTGTATGCCCATACTCCTGCTCCAAAATTATCCCTGTACGTACTATTTGAACTAGGTAGATTACTTGCAATATAGTCTATACCCTGACCTTTACCGCTTGCAGCTGGTATAGAAGGTTTATTAAGTATTAATGCATCTCCAGAAGTTGCATTCCAATCCGATTGTACATTCTGTTCTGCGTTTGTAGGTGCGTGTGTAGCTTGTGAATGATCGTAAGCTGTGTTACCTTTTGTAGATGTAAAAGCATCTCCTGATGTAAAAACACCACTAGAGTTAAAGTGATAACCATTAGTTCCACTACCTGCTGGTCTTAATTCTAAGTCACCACCATTATATGATGCAATATCCCATGATACCGTACTGTCATCTCTAAGCCTTAAGTATGCCCAATTACTCCCTCCGTTTTCTATTTCTATCCTGGCAGATCCAGCTGAATCAACTCTAAAACCTAATGCATTTGTAGATTTAATAGTTTGATCTGTATCCGCGCCTCTATCACACACGGTGTCTAAAGTATCTGTTTCTGAATATGATGTTAAATAACCACTTAAATCCTGATCACCAGTAAGAACAGTTCCATTAGCTGTTACACTACCAGCTATTGTAACATCTCCATCGTGACTAACTCTCATACTTTCTGTTAAACCACTACTGTTTCCAGACTCATCGCTTCCAATAGGTGCTGTGTACACTACAAATGAACCAGCGCCTTCTTTTGATATTGCGTTAGCGTCTGCGTCAGGACCAACCTGAGCACCTATACGAACTTGTGGTGTATAATTAGCGTTAGTATCAGTAAACTTAAAGTCTATAAAAGATTGTTGTTGTGCTATATCAGAGTTATCATTATGTAGTGTTAAGAAACTTTTACCTGTAGTTGTTCCCCCGTTCGTATCTTCTTTAATTGTAATAAAACCATCAAATTGACCACCACTTGCTTTTGATACATAATCTGAAAAACCTGTTGTTAAATATCCACTTAAATCCTGATCACCTGTGTTAGTTCCTGAGAGATTTCCTCCTGTTATATTTCCGCTTACTGATAAAGTTCCTCTATTAACTGAAACATTTCCGTTATCAAGTACCGTTAAACTCTGCTGTGGACCAGTACTGTAACTATCTGTTGTAAATATTGATATAGAAGTTCCTGTAGATGAGTTCTGTGAAGCATAAATACCTCCTTGAACTTGTCCTGCTGTATTCCCCGGTATAGTAATCATAGGAGTAGTATCAGCAGAGGTAGTTACACCTCCTTCTCCACCGGCTGCGTGTACAGCACCTAGATTTGTTTTAGTTGCTGTAAAGCCTCGATTAGCATCTCCAGTTCCTGATAAGTCTGTATCTACGGTTAGGGTACCAGTTAAAGTATCTGTTGTATTAAGTAAGTATCCACTTAAATTGTAAGTGGTATCTGTAAACAGGGCATTAGCTGGAACAGCAGTTTTAACATTATCAAATGCCCAATTTGAGCTTATCGAAGTTGTTGTTGCTGCGTCTACTGGCGTATCGTGAACAGCCCTTTGAGTATTTGTATCTTGAGCTAGATCTCTCCATGAAGACCAGGTACCATTATAGTAGCTTCTATTATAAAACGCACTACTATTATACTGGTCATATGTTTGTGTTATGTGTGTTGTGTTTCCTTGCGCTCTAACTACAGTAAGAATTCCTGCTTTTTCTACTGGCCAATTGGTTCCAGAAGTTGTATTTGAATTTGAACCCTGCACATAGTACCCACTACTGGTATAGGTATCTAGATCAACGCTTGCCCCGATGCTTCCACCAGCCATTCTAAATTCAGTACCACTTAACGATAGTCCATTTCCAGCTGTATAAGTTGTATCTGATGTGGAATACCCACTTAAGTCTTGATCACCTGTATTTGTACCAGATAGATTAGCTCCTGTTATATTTCCGGTTGAATGTATACCTTGATTAAATTCCCATCTGTCATTAGCATTTACCCAATTTATCGTATAATCACTTGCACCTTTTAAAGTTATACCTCCTCCGTCAGCTGTTGTATCACTTGGAGTACTTACATTACCGATGATAATATTCTTATCTTCAACTAATAGGTTAGCTGTATCTAATGTTGTGGTAGTACCTTCCACTGTTAGGTTACCGCCTACTACTACATCACCGCTACTATCGTAAGTGTCTGATGTAATCCCTAAATGTCTTTTAGTACCTGTTACTGTAGCCATATTATCTTAGTCTTTTTCTTGTTA